TTGAGTGTTCCAAAAACTCCTGCACATCTAAGGCGTATGCCTCAACTATCTCATTTGGTAGGTTTCTGTAACCTAAGTTAAAAGGCCTGCTGTAGAAGTAGCTAGGCTCAATGCCGTTTCTACCAATACCACCTACTATTGCCCAAGCCGTTTGCTCGTAAGTCTGGAACTTACCCCTGTTGTCTCTAAATTGTATTCGCCTGTTTTGCACCCATTCTTTAATAGGTGAAAAGGGTGGGTTCTTACCTGCCTTACGGCCCTTATCTACCCACTCACCATATTCCTCCATCAGGAAGTCAAAAGAAAAGCTATTAGGCATTGCCTTTACATTATACCCTAGTGAGTCGTATAGGCCTTTGGTAACATTCTTTTTCTTGCGTGTAAGGTTCTTTCTGGACTCCTTTACAAGGTACTTGCCAAATTTAGTTAAGGCCTGCTGTGTGTTTTTATTCTGCATTAGCAGATGTTATTAGGGTTTATAGTCTCTATCTCAAGAGTTACTTTCCACCCACACACATTAGCCTCCATATCCTCATCAAAAGGCTCAGCTACAGGGTCATTAGTTAACCTAAAGTAAGCATCGTAATCTGTGCCTCTACGGAAGGTGGCTAGGAACTCGCTTATAGTAGCTAGTGTCCTGTGATATATATCCTGCTTCATCATATTACCCTCAAATAAATCTTTTGGGCCTTTGCTGTAATCCACAACATCCATTACCAATAAGTCAAACTCATAAGTAATTGTACGCTCCTCTAGCGTAGCTGTTCCAGTAATGAAATGCGCCATTGGGTACATATCCTGCTTCCTGAAATCCACATCAAAGATGTTGCCCCAGCTTACCTGATTTATTTGGTCGCTGGCATTAGCTGCTGTGTGCAGCGCCTCTGTAATTTGATAATATCCCTTCTTCATATAATTAAAAAACCCTATTGCATTAAATTAAGATAAAAAAAGGAGGGCCACCACAGCCCTCCCAACCAAACCAGTGTAGTAACCACACTACACACCTAAAATACTTTCATACTCATCATCACAGCTACAACTCTCTTTCTCGCAGTCATGGCAGCAGCTGCACACCCAATTATCATCACAATACTCATAACATATGCCGCACTGCTGTGCTTGGTCATTCTGGTAATCCATTAACTCTCTATCTAAGTAATCCATTACGCAGCTACACTTTTAATGTTATCAACTACATAATCATATAAGGCTACCCAAGCCAGTTGGCTTATATTTTCAATGGGGCCTAAGTCATTATCCTCCCAATCCCAGTAGCGCAATGCGCCTATTATATCTAAGCAGTCTGTGTAGTACATAACTGCATTATCTATCTCGTGGTGTATGTACTCCCACTTATCGCTAGGGTTGTCTGTTTTAAGGTTAGCCTCAAGTTCTTCTAAAAATGCGTATTCGTTAAATGTGCTCATTGCTCTTGTCTTTAGTGGTTATTTACTTAAAAGCTGTATCGTTTGTACAAATTGGTCTGCTGTGATTTGCCCTGAGTTGTAAAGGTTTTGCAGGTCTTGCAAAGTTTGTTGGTTTATAGTTTTCATTGCTCTTTTATTTTAGTGGTTATAGTGGGAGGGTTGCCCCTCCCTTTGGTTTTTATAGTTCGTTAAAGTGGAAAATCAATTCATACTCTCCTTCGCCTTGTTGTAAGCTATCTAATGTGTCCTCTGCTAGGTCTATATCCATACCCTCGTGCCAAGCTATAGAGTTCACAAAACATCCTCTCTGGTAGTCGTACATTTGGCCTTTGCTGTTTGTAATTGTGTAAGTTTTCATAGTGCGTTGTTTTAGTGGTTATTGTTTCAACACTCCAAAGGAAAGAAAATTTAGTTATTGACAAAACTTTCTTAATAATTATTTTGATTTTTTTTTGAGATGGCCTTTTCTACCTCAAGTTTATCTATCTCAAACTCTAAGAATGTAAGGCACTGCCTCAGGGGCAGCGTTGTTATTTCATCAACCTTGAGTAGATTCCCTCCAGCGATTTGATAGATAGCGCTATACCAGCCCCACTTCTTTGAGAAGTTTGTTTGGATGTCAAAGGTTGGTTCTTCATCTCCTGCTGGTTCTCCAAAGATTGTAGGGTAGCTATCTGCAATTTGATTTCTAAACGATAAAAAAAAAGCAGGCAACCTAAGAAAATGTCTGCCCCTAACTCCTGAAATGTTTGTCCTGTGTGCTTATCAGGGTCATATACCTCTATGCTGTGCCTGCCGTACAGCTGCTTAGTAATAGGCCTGTACAATACACCTAATGCTTTTTCAGCATTCTTGTAAGGTTCCTTCAGGTAACTTTCCAAGTCTATATACTCGCCTAGACTTATATCCTCTAGTTTTGGGTGGAAGCCATACTCTATACCTCTGTGCTTAAATGTTTTTACAAGTGCTGGTTTCTCGTTTAGCACTAAAGCTAATTGATTTTGCACCTCTAATAAATCTACCTTACGCATGCCTTGCTGTTGTGCAGGCGTTAACCCACAGAAGTGGTAGACAGCTAACTCATCGCTGTTCTCCTCGCCTACCATTAGCATAAACTTTTTATAGCGCTCCAGCGTAATGTCGCTTAGTGTTTCTGGTATGGTAATGTTAACGGATTGTGTATCTCCCATAATTAGGCTTGCTTAGTTTATTCCACACCCCATAACGCAGGGCATCTATTGCGTGATTGTATTTATCCTCTGGTTTATTAAGTAGGTTGCCATTCTTATCCTCAAGCCACTTATAGTTCTCCATCTCCTTAACTAGGTTGCTGCCATTTACATGCAGCTTATAGCGTTTAAGCATATCAATACCTGCATTAACACTATCGGCACCCTTAGCTGTAGGCTTTACATTGAAACCCATTCTGTGTAACTCCTCAATACTTTTAGGCTCACTACTATCAGCAAATACCTCATCATACCTGCCTACCTCAAATTTAGTAAACATCTGCGACAAATCCTGATTCGTTAGGTTGGTGCTGTACAGGACTTCCTGAAAGTACAGGTTATCACCCCACTGGTAACAGGCTACTAATGCACTAGGGTCATTGGTAAAACCAAAGTCAAGGCCATAGGATAGGAACTTAGCTTGTGGTGGTAGTTGCTGGTAGGTACTAAACTGGAATACCTGCGCTCGGTTTGTCCCTCGCTCACCTAACCCATACACACGCCAGTAATGCTCATCTGTTTGCTTAAGGCGTTCTATCTCTGCTACAATGGTAGCATCTAGAAAGGGGTTGTCTTGATAAGTGGTTTGGTAAAAGTCTGCATCATCTCTTGGTATAACTCTATCGTATATCCAATGAAAGCTATCACTAGGGTTATAGTCAAGTATTATCCTGCCGTTGGTACGGAATACAATTTGTTGCCAATCCTCAAATGTCAACTCATTAGCCTCATTCAGGAATGCTAAGTCCCTTTTACGCCCCCTAATCTTTTGGGGTTGGTCTAAACTAACAAACTCAACTAGGTTGCCATTAAGTACATACTCACTATTGGACTTGTTGTGTAAGTCCTCGTTATACAACTCGTGCTGCTTAAGTATATCAAAAAAGTCCCTCATAACAGAGGAGCGCACAGCAGGGAATGTCTTGCGTGCTATTGTTATGGTCTGTCCAGTATACTTAGCGCAGTAATGGAATATAATCCACAGCAATATATTGTATGTCTTTCCAGAGCGTGTACCGCCCTGCTCTACTACAATTTTCTTTTTACTGCGTTTAAGGTGGGTGTATACCTTGTTGACTCTAATCTTGGTCATCTACCTCCTCAACCTCAAATGTCCTTAGCCCCTCGTGCTGTATCTCTTGGCGCTCTACATAGCCCCTGCCCTTACCTTTTGTCTTCAGGTAGAATATAGTGCTGCTTGGGTTGCCACCCTTTATCTGCTTATGCAACTGGCTCTCTGCAAAGTCAAGTGCCACATTAGCTAAGTCTGCAACACCTGCCTTATATGCCTCATCCTCACGCATCCACCTGTAATGAGTCTCCCTGCTAATACCTACTGCCTTACAGGCGCTAGTAACTATGCCTAAGCTTTGCTCAAGTGCATCTAGCATAGCCTTTTTTGTTATGTCATTATTTGCCATTTGTTTTTTCTCTAATGTTGTTATATATTGTCATCAGTTATGCGGTAGTAGTGTAATAGTAGCACATCTGGCATCCAGCTAGAAGGTGAGGTGCAAATCCATCCTACCGCTCTAAGTAGCCCTCCTCTCTTGGAGGGTTATTTTTTCCCCCTTGTACATACCAGCACCCCTAGCATCTATCTCGCTAAATGGTATCTCAGGTTTGGTAAGCACGCAGCTTTTATCTATTAAGTAGACATACTTCATTTGGTAGCCCTCAAAGGGTTTCCATTTACGGAACTCGGTAGACATCTTTAAGTGGTGTGCTTGTATTACATGCATAGCCTCTCCTGTATCAGGGTTTACCCTTAGTGCTGTGTTTTCTGCTATGCCTACAAGTTTAAAACCACTGGCTCTATATATGGTGCCATCACCACACTGCGTTCCATCTGCAAAGCTTATTACCCACTTTATGTGGGGTGCATTCTTTTTTATAAGTCGGATGCTGATAGCTATGCATCGGCTCTCGCTGTACTTAGGCAGGTAATCATCAAAGGCCATGCGGTTGAGTTCTATAAACTCATTCCACCCTGTACCCTCAACTAGGTTTATTGTGCCTTTCTTGTTTATACTGGGGCCATAGCTTAACACTCCGTGTAGCTTCCCATCAAGAAAAGCCCCAAAGTGGAGCTTACTATTTGGCACTACCTTACCTGAGTAGTGGTGTTTCTTTACAAAGGCGTTAGCTACCTTTGGAGGTATTACTTTAACCTTTATTTCTTTTGCTCTGCCCATTGTGATACTATTAAGTAAAGTGCGTTACCATTGCTGTTCTCATTACCAAAGGTTTCTACATACTTGTACTCCTCTGTTTTCTTAATATCATCAATAGCATTTTTAATAATCGTTTGCTGCTCATCTGCCATTGTAAATGTCATCTGCTGGAAAGGGCTTTTATCCCCATCAGGCAACTCAAAGC